ATTCGGGGTTTCTGCTTCCAACCAAGTACTGGTGTAGAAAATTCATCTTTAATTAGTATAGTAATTTTTGCTTAGGATTATTATGACTGACCAAGCCATCATTAATCTTATCATTGGTGCAGTCTTATCTGTTTTAGGCTGGTTTGCTAGACAGCTATGGGATGCAGTTCAAGAACTTAAACAAGATGTTAAACAAATTGAAGTAGATTTACCTACACACTATGTCCGTAAAGAAGATTTAGAGAGTAGACTAGACAGAATAGAAGCATCACTTAATCGTATTTTTGAGAAACTAGACCACAAGGCTGACAAATGAACGATAAGCAAGAAGCAGTAGAATCATTAATAGAACGCATTGTAGGTCAAACTATTGTTGAGGCAGGTATTGACAATGATGAGTTTATTCTGTATACAGAGGATGGTACTAAAATAATTCTCTTTTCAGACGAGGACTTACAACTTTATTATGAGCTACCTGAACAGCCCCACTAGGACACATTTTGTATTGCCTGACGTGCAAGCTAAAGACGGCAATGATTTTACATTCTTAACCTGTATCGGCAAATACATTGTTGATAAGAAACCTGATGTAATTATCTGTATCGGTGATTTTGCTGATATGGAGTCTTTAAGCTCTTATGACGTAGGCAAAAAGTCGTTTGAGGGTAGGAGTTACCAAAAAGATATTTGGGCGGCACGTCAAGCTATGGATGCCTTGTTGACCCCATTATATGAGTTTAATAAGAAAGCTAAGAAGAATCGAGAAAAGCAATATAAGCCTCGCATGGTATTAACGCTTGGTAATCATGAAGCACGTATCAATACAGCAATTAACAACGATAGGAAGCTAGATGGCCTTATTTCTACCGATGACCTACCGTATCAGGACTGGGAAGTTTATCCTTTTCTCGAAGTTGTTGTTATTGATGGCATTGCCTATTCTCATTACTTTACTTCTGGCCCCATGGGTCGTCCTGTTTGTAGCGCTCAAGCACTCCTTACAAAAAAGCACATGAGTTGTTTTGCTGGGCATCAACAAGGCAGACAAATAGCTTACGGTAATCGTGCAGATGGCCATGAGATGACGGCTATTATCTGTGGTAGCTGTTATGAGCATGATGAAAGCTATCTTGGGCCACAAGGTAACAATGGTCACTTTAGAGGCGCTTACATGCTATACGATGTAGAGGATGGCAGATTTGACGAGCTGCCGTTGACGTTAAAATATCTTAAGAATAAGTATGCCTAGCCCTTCGGGGCTTTTTTTGTGAGTAAAATTATGAAACATTTTAAGTTATGTAGTGAATGTGGAGAGCCATACGAAATAGATGACGCTGACCCAGACTTTCACGTTTGTATGGAATGTAATGTTTACGATGAAGATTTAATTGGAATTTACGAGGAAACCGATGATTAACGAATTTATAGCAACAATATTTTTAGCACGTGACGTAGCACACAGAGAGCATTTACGCACTAAAAGCTATTCACAGCATAAAGCCCTTGGTCACTTCTACGAGGACATTGCAGAGCTTGCAGATAAGCTTACAGAGGCATATCAAGGTCGCTACGGCATTATTAAAGACATACCTATCCTTACTGAAACAGAAAAGTATAAAGAGCCTGTTTATTGCATTGCTGAAAAACTACAATACCTTGAAAAAAATCGTTACAAGTGTATTCCTAAAGAAGATACTGCATTGCAAAACATTGTGGATGAGGTAGTAGGCGAATTTTTATCAACGATTTACAAACTTGAAAATCTTAAATAATGTTTACTTTGCTGACTACAGTTGTATCATTCTTATCTGGCGGCTTTCCTAAAATCTTAGAATACTTCCAAAACAAATCTGACAATAAGCATGAATTAGAAATGGCTCAATTGCAGATGACACAGCAACTAGAATTACAAAAATTAGGCTATGTTGCACAGAAAGATTTGGAAGAAATTAAGTTTAATGAAGTACAAGAACAAACAGCGTCCTCTGACCTATCTGCTGCTTTGGCTAACGATACTTCTTCAGCAATTGGGGCTTCGGTATGGGTAATTAATATTCGTGCGCTTGTACGCCCTGCAATTACATTTGGTTTATTTGCAATATTCTTGTTTGTAGAGATATTTGGTTGTTGGTACGCTTATTACAATGGCGTTAAATTTAACGATGCTATTCAATTGCTATGGAATTCAGATACACAAACAATATGGGCATCTATTGTAGGTTTCTATTTTGGTTGCCGACACTTTGATAAATGAAAACATCTCAACAAGGTTTAAAACTAATTGAACGCTTTGAGGGATTATCTCTTACGCCATATCAAGATTGTGTTGGCTTATGGACTATTGGCATTGGTCATCTTATTGGTAAAACTTTGCCTAATAACAGAACGCTTACTATAAATGAATGTTACGCATTATTGGCTAGTGATGTCGCCAAATTTGAGCTTGGAGTGGCAAAATACATTACTGCTCAACTTACCCAAAATCAGTTTGATGCTCTTATTAGCTTTGCTTTTAATTTGGGGCTTGGAACACTTCAACGCAGCTCGTTACGTCAAAAACTTAATCGTGGTGATATACAAGGTTGTATTAAGTCTTGGGCAAAATATAACAAAGCTAATGGCAAAGTTGTAAAAGGATTAGATGCCAGGCGCAAAGCAGAAATAATATTATTTAAAGGATAAAAAATGGCTGATAAAAGCGAATTAGATATTATTAAAGAGCTATACAATAGCTTTGGCAATAATCCTAATAACGTAGAAACATTTAACACGCTTGCTAACGTAAATCCATTATTGGCTGCATATCGTGGTGCTAAAACATTAGCTAATATTGCTCCTTCAGCTATTGCTAAAGCATTAAGAAACGAATCCTATGGAATTAATAATACTGCTGATAATAGGGCAGCATGGAATCAAATTGCAAATATTGGAAGTGGAATTGCAGATGTAGCTCCTATGGCTTCCGCAGTCAAACCAGCAATTAAACCTACAGCTCAAGCATTAGGTCGTGAATTAGCTAGACAAATTGAAACAGGAACGGGAATTATTGGTAAAAATACTATTAATCCCAGAGCCAATATTTTGCCTCCAGAAAAATACCAAGGTGGAATTTTAAAAGGCATGCCTAATATAATTGATATGGGAAATGGAAAATTAGAACAATTTGGCACTGACAAACGAATTGTTGACACAGCTAATCAATTCATGGCAGACCAAGGATTATCTTACAATCCTCAAACTACATATACAAATGTTGATGTTAATCTTGCAAAACGAATTGCTGATGCTTATCAACACATGAAAGATAATCCTTCTGACCCTGCGGTTAAAAAGTCTTACGATGCTTTAATTAATCAAACTATGGACCAATACGAAGCTGCAAGAAAAGCAGGGCAAAAATTTCAATTTATGCCTGAAGGTCAAGATTTGTATGGGAACCCTAGAAACGCTATAAATGACATTGTTACCAATCAACACATGTATGTATTTCCTACGGAATCAGGTTTTGGTTCATTGACTGAAGCTCAAGCTGCAAATCCATTATTGCAAAAAACTGGCGAAAAATGGAATGGTAAAGATGTAACAGCTAACGATATATTTAGAGCTGTACATGATTATTATGGCCATGCAAAACATGGAGTAGGATTTAGAGCTACAGGGGAAGAAAATGCGTTTCAATCTCATGCAAGAATGTTTACTCCAGAAGCGCTTCCTGCATTAACAGCAGAAACAAGAGGGCAAAATTCTTGGGTAAATTATGGCCCTCATGGAGAATTTAATAGAATTGCAAGTCCATCTGATACAATATATGCAGACCAAAAAACAGGAATGTTACCAGATTGGACTTGGCTAGAAAGAATAGCAAAATAATTATTTAATATTTAATGCTTCTTTTAAAACTCTATCAATAAAATCTTTTTTATCTAATTTAGAATTTTTTATATCTTCAACAGCACTCATAATTACAGAATGATATTCTTTGGGTTTTAACTTCCTGTCTGGTGGGTCAATCCAATAAGATTTAAAATTCTTTATCCATAACGCAGTAAAGAAAAATCCTATAAATAAAGACCCCCATTGTTCATGAGTATAAGAAGCATAAAACCAAAAAGGTTGCCCAAGCAATCCAAAAATAGACGAATATTTTCTATCCGTATATTTATTGGACTGCATTAGGTACATTGCAATTAGTTCAGTTGCTGCGATGAAAAATTGCTCAATCATAATTTATCCGAATAAAAGTTATAAATACCATCATTTTTAAAAGATGCAAATCCGCAAGAATTTCCATTAATATCTGTAAGATATGATGAAGTATATCCATCTTGTATCATGGAAGCTAAATGATTTAATATTCGTGCAACTTCACTATTAATATTTTCATCTTCAAAAGCTGAATTATTGCATTCAATATTTACTTCAAATTTCATATATATTCCTAATGAACTGAATAATCAGCTACAAGCAATACATGGCCTTTATATCCGTCAGGAATATATTCGTTTTTGTCAGGCATAGAATCATGTACATAATACTCGACAGATTGATTAAAGTAAATAACTTTAACAACTAATTGACCGTATGCTTCTGCTTTTGAAATTGCTTGCGATAATGAAACCATTTTAAATCTCCGTAAGTTTAATCAGCAAAGTTACTGACATGAGTAATTCTATTCCATTCTCGGAACTTGTCAACACTTTTTTTAAAAATATTTTAATTAATTTCACTAGGCACAATAAATGATTGCCCCGATGCGTCAAAACTGCATTTCTGTTAATATGTAATATATTCAATGCAAAAAAGTTTGTGTTGAATATTTTGCGAAATATTACATACAAAGGAAATTATTATGTGGACTAAACCAGCAGCTACTGAAATGCGTTTTGGCTTTGAAGTGACAATGTACGTAATGAATAAATAATCTTTACTGGCGGTTAAGCCGACAACAGAGGATATAGCAAGTAAACGAGTTTTTCGGCTTTCTGCGTTACATGTAACAGCTATCAAATCTGCGCCAACTTCGTATAGACATAAACCAGCGTCAATGCAGTACAGAAACCTAA